CCCGCCGCGTCCGCGCCGATGAATACCGCTGTGTCGGTCGTGCCGGCAGTGGACGTTAGCGGACTCGGAGGCGTGCCGCCGGCGGCTGCGTTCAGTTGCGCCGCGCTCGCCGTCAGCGCCACACTGTCAATCGAGGGTGACGCCAGATTGAGACTGGTCGCCGTCAGCGTGCCCCTGGCGCCCGCTGCGTCCGACCAGACCAGCGTCGTGTCGGCCACGAGCCATCCTGCCCACAGCAAGATGGCAAGAACCACGACCGTCAGAATCAAGTTGAGCTTCTTCTGCATTGTCTTTCCTCCCGCCTTCTGCAGGAATCGCGGGAGCCGTGCATGCACAGCCCCCGCGTTCATGTTTCGGTTACAGGGTTCCAGCCAGCACCGGCGGATCCTGCGTGTAGCGTCCGCGGCTCAGGATGATGACGCCGCCCCACACGTCGGTCTGCCCCGTGGCGCTGATCTTCAGGCACACCCAGTCCAGGTCCACCGTTGAGGACAACGCCTTGATGTCCGCGGCGTCCACCTCAATGGCAACCATCTGGCCGTCGCTCACGTCGATGTCTCCACCGCTCACCAGGTCGAGCTTGCTGTCCGTGACCTGAGCCATCGCGCCCCACGCTGCCGTGGCGAGCTTGATACGGTAGTTGATCGTGGCGAGAACCGCCGCGTCCGTGGTCCCGTCGTTCGCACTCGACCCGACGATGGTGATGTCGCCATCGCTGGAGTTGTGAACCGTGCCGAGTTGCAGAATGAACGTGACGTGGTCCCAGTCTCGCAGATTGACGATGCTCGAAACCGCCGCAGCCGTGCCGTGCGATTCCGGGTTGAACAGAACCTCGACCTCATGCCCGCCTGCTCCGATGAATCTCCTGCTCACTGCCTGCCTCCTTCCTGCGCCCTTTCGGGCGGGTGCTGGATTGTGGCGCGGGCTTTGGAACACTCCTCGGCCCGCGCCGTGTTGCCTTCGTTAGATCGCGGCCAGCGTAACCACGCTGGACGAGGTCTTGCTCTTCGCGTCGGTGAAGTACGTCGAGTTCACCGGCTGGCCGTCCGTGTACGTCGTGAGACGCCAGCAGGTCTGCCCGTAGTCGAACTTCAGGTGGATTGACTGCGCCAACTCCGGCCCCATCCGGTCGTCGGCCACGAGGTACTGCGACAGGTCGGTCAGCACCAGGCAACCTGCGTCTCCGATGACGGGAGCGTGCTCGGTGTGGCTGATCGGGATGCCGTCCAGGGTGGCTTCGTCCGAGAACGGATTGCCCTGGAAGAGCGGCACCTGTGAACCACCCGTGCCCATCGCCAGGAACAGCGTCCGCAGATCAACCAGCGAGGACAGCCGGTTGTAGAACCACCTGACGCCCGCCGCGTTCTGCACGCGCAGCGCCATCTCCATCTTGTAGAGGTTCTTCAGCACGATGGTGTCCGTGGTCTGACCGGACTCACCGCTGATGGCGATCTTGCAGGGCGCGTTGAGCAAGCCCAACGGCATTCCCGCGCCGGTGCCGGCGATGAATGCGGAGTTTTCCTTGAACGTGACTGCCGCCACCATCCCCTGCGCGGTGTAGGCGCCAATGTCAATCGGCGCGAACCGCATGATCTCATCCGACGCATAGGCCATCGCCGTGAGCTTGTGCAGGTTCAGGCCGATCTCTTCGACCTTCCACTGACTCGCGGTGTACTCCGCGTTCTCGCCCTTCCAGTAGGCAAGCATCCCGCCGTAGACGAGATTGCTGCTGCGGTCGTAGTCCTTCACCTTCGGCAGGCGAATGGACATGGTGGACAGGTTGATCGCCGGACAGCGCCCGCGGAAGATGCTCGCCTCTGCGCGCATGTCCATGAGCATGTCGGACACAGCCGGAACCAGCAACGCACCCGCGCTGTCGTCCGCTGCGACCGTCAGGCCGGTGCCCGCCGCCTTGCGGATCATCTCCTTGCCGCGTTCCAGGGACTTGCGGAGCCGTTCGCTCGGCTTCGCCATCTCCGGCCCCGCGTCGAAGATTTCCTTGCAGAACAGGCCCAGGGCCAGGTTCTTCCGCTCCTTCGGCAGATTCTTGGCTTCGGCCTGTGTGCCGTTGTAGCCGGGCAGAAACCCGTGGAACGGGTCTTCGTCGGAGAGGTCTTTCACCTGGATCGAATGAATCGCCTTGGCGGTGTTCGAGGGAAGATCCTTCATGGAATCCGTGATCGCCACTTTGACCGCATCCCCGATGCTCTTGGTCACGTCGGCGGTGTCCACCGTCTTCGTGACATCCTTCTCGGCGGTGCCGTCAAGCAGCAGTTCGCCAGCGGTCTTCGCGTCCACTTCGAGGACGGTGCCGGGCTGATACTCCTTGCCCTCGGCGTCCTTCCACAGTTTGAGCAGTCTGACTCGATGCTTCATGCGAGCCTCCCTTCGTGATTGATGATCGAATGAATCCAACTGTCCGGCTTTGCGCCGGTCGCCGGTCCGCCTGACGTGCCGCCCGCAGCGGGGTAGGAGTGCCAAGCCGAATCAACGATTGCGCGGGCATTATGCCATGCGGCCGCGCAAAGTGTCAAGCGTTCGTTTCACCGCAGCCGCTACCGCCTCCTTGAGTTGCCCTTCGGTGACGATTTGCCGGATGCTCTGCGCCTCGGACACGACGCGCACATAGCGCGGTTCGGGTGGTGGCGGCGGCGGCGGCGTGGCCTTTTCCGCTTCTTCCTCGGCCAGCGCCAACTCGTCCAGCTTCATGCGCTTCCGCAGATCGTCGCCAATGACAATGTGACCCTTGCCAATTTCCTGTAACAGCGCCCTGGGCTGCGCGGGCACCGCGCACAGGCTCGTTTCCAACAGCAGCCACTTCGTAATGACGCGGACGACGTTGTCGCGCACGGCATCCGTGAACTCCGGCCATGCCTTTGCGAAGCCGTCCATGACGTCGGTAAACACCTTGCCATCGGCGCGGGTGAACGCCTCGCGCACGCGGAACCCCGGCGATAGCGTTTTCAGGAATCCCGTTTCGACCAGCCGCCAAGCGTCCAGCGCGAACGGCGTGTCCGCGAAGTCGAACGTGCCGAGCACACCGATGCCGTCCGAGGCGATCTTGACGGCCTTCGCCAGCGGCAGGCCGCTGTAATCGTGCGCCCACAGCATGACCGGGTTCAACTGATACACGGAGAGGTCGGCGCCTTCCGGCAGCATGATGTCCTTGTCGTGGTCGAGGTGGCGCGTGGAAATGTAGAATGTGGCACGGCGCTTGCCGGCGTCCTCAACGTCTTTCAACTCGCCCGCCCAAGCCCGCGTGACCTTGACATCCGCGCCTTCGGCTACGAGCGCGTCCCGTTGTTCTTTCGGGAGCTTGTCAACGAACGCAGTCAGCGGCACTTCCTTGAGCGACCGCTGCACGTTGGCGTTCACCGCCCGCGCCTGACGCTGGCAGGCCGACTCGGAGTCATGCCCGCCGCCATCCAGCGCCGTGCCCGCATTGTTTGTGGCGATGCGTCCGCCCGTCTCACACACCCGCCACTTGCCCTGTTTCAGCGCGCAATGTACCGGCATTGTCCTTCTCCTTTGACTCCCTTGACTCACTGACTGAGTTTGATGCAGCAAGCAGAGACGGCCATTCCGCCAGGAATGGCGTTACCGCCCGCTGCATGACGGTGTCTATCTCGTAAGACGCGGCCATCTGCGTCCAGTCCACCGGCACGGTGATCGCCTGTTTCGCCAGAGTCGCAAGCCGCCAGGCGACTGCGGACGGGTTGACGGCGAACCGCTTGGTGTACGGGAACGCCGTCGTTTCCAGTCCATCCAGCACGCGCCACTCTTCTGGCACAAGGTCGGACGCGCCCGGATAGTCGGCACAGACGACCGGCGTGCCGCAGGCGTAAGCCTCGATGATGGGCAGGCAGAACCCTTCCCCGTAACTGGTGACGAGCAGGCAGTCGGCGGCGTTGTAGGCGGTTCGCAAGAAGTCCGTGCCGATGGTCATGGTCTTGTATTCCAACTGTGGCGCGAACACCAGGCAGGTCGGGTCAAGTCCGTGCATGCGGGCTTGCCAGATCAGGTCTTCACCGAATGAGATTTCCCCGGTCATTTCGGTGTGGCAGTACAGCACCGCGTCAACCCCATTCCGGCGAAGGATCGCCAGCGCCTCGAACGCGGCGGAGAAGTTTTTGCGGGAAGGCCGCGACATGTTGGCGGCGTTCATCACAACCAGCAGGCGCCCATCGAGCTTCGCGCCGATCATGCGGCCAAAGTTGCGGCGGGCCTCTCGGCGGTCTTCGGGGAAGAACTCGAACGCGCTGAAGGCAAGCGGCCATATGGCGGTGCGGACGGCTCCGGCGTCACGCACGACCTTCTCCGGGAACGTCAACGGGCACAGGTGAACCTTCGCGGCAGGGATGGACTTCTCAAGCTCCTTGTGCAGAGGGTAGCAGTCAATCATCTGGAACGCCGCCCAGGGCAGGCGCGAGTACTTTTTCACGTCCGCGACGAAGGCGTCGAAGCAGGTGATGACCAGGTCGGGATTGAACCGTTCGGCATGCGCGAGTATGAGGTCGTTGCCGAAGTTGACGCGCTGGCCTGGCGACAGGACGGTGATGCCGTTCCAGTCATAGGTCGGCTCAGGGTTGGTGTTCTGTAGAACGGCAACGTCATGGCCCGCAGCGGCAAGCGCCGGGGCAAAGAGCTTCGTCTGCGTTCCGTATCCCGTCGGCTGCGACGGATCGTTGCTCACCCACAGGATTCTCATGCCGCGACCTCCTTGATTGCGACCAGCACCCATGCGATCTCGCTGTCCGAGACATGCGCGAATGACTCCTTCTGAAACCGTGCCTTGCTATACCACCAATACTTCTTTGACCAGAAGGTGTCCGGCACGAAGAAGTCGAAGCTCTCCTCGTTGAACCAATGCCGATGCGTGGGGTCGGTGTACGACTGCCGAGCCAGCCAACAAGCAGTGCGGACTTCCAACTTTCCGCCTGCAACCAACAACCGATGACACTCCTCGACGAATTGAACGGCATTGTCTATGTGCTCGATGATGTCGTGCGCCACAATGCGGTCGAATGAGTCCGAGCAGAACGGCCACGGCGCTATGTTCAGGTCGTATGTCACTTGAATATCGGAGAACGGGAATCGGTCAAGATGCACCGCGCCGGGAATCCGCGTGTCCGCTCCGCAGCCGAGAACCAGCGTCGTCACTTGCGCCTCCCTCGCTTGATGATTACCGGCCGCAGCGTGCAACGGCACCAAACATGAAGCGGCGGGCCAGCCACATCGTCGTAGTCATGCTTTAGAGAATACTGTTTGCCGCCGTGCCGAATGTTCTGCGTATCGCCCTTGTCGAACCAGACGGCGTCCACGTCAATGCGCTTGCCGTCAAGCGCAAGACAGAAGTCGCAAGTGCGCTCGTCGCGCTGAGACACCCATTGCACTTCGCCCACCATGCCGCTTTCGATCCACGCCGCACGCTGGCCGAGCGCCAAGGCGCGTGCCCCCTCTGTCTCTCCGACCATGTTGGCGCGCGAGTTGTCATAGCGGCCGCGTCCTTCAGCCGGGGCGGTGGAGGCGTCTTCCTCAAAACCGAAAGCGCGCATGATACGCCCGTTGACTTCCGACTCCGCGATAGAGCCATCGCGCACGCCATCCCTGATGTCGCGCAACCGTCTGGCGGACGTGTCGGTCATGGCGCGTGACAGGTGATCTACCTTCGCTCCGATCATGGCTTGCACTTTGGCGCGATCAGTCAGGTCATCAATGCGAACGCCTATCGTTCGCGCCGCTTGCTTGCCGCCACGCCGGACGATGTTCTCGAACTCTCCGCGCAACGCACCGGCGATCTGCTCCCTTGCCGCACGAGTGCCAAGCCAACGCTCATCGGAGATTCCGCGCACCACAGCTTCGTCGGCCTGTTCTGCCAGGACGTCCCGCAAGGATGCGGCGATGGCGCGCTCCGCTTCGTTGGCGAAGGTCTTGACCCACAGGTAGAAGCTCACGGATAGTCCTCGAAGAACTTGCGCTTGCCGGGAATCCACGCGGCGTCAGGAATCCACGCGGCGCGGCGGGTTTCATCCGCTTCAGTTTCGCCTCGTTGGAATAACGGTTGGCCAAACAAGGAAGAAGCCGCAACCGGTGCCGCGTAGAAAGGATCGTTCGCACGCTCGTCGTCGAAAGGCTCCAGGTTGCGGGACTCGCGGATCTCGTTGACGGTGCGGACGTGGTTAGCGACATCGGCCGTCTGCTGCTGAAGATCGAACTCCTTATCCCGCATGGCGACGGCGTCGAACTCGCAGTACAACCGCGCATCCCATTCCGGCAGCAGCCGCTCATTGATCTTCTGCGAGAGGCGCTTCAGCGACGGGTCAATCTCGGAGCGGCCCCACAGGTAGATGGCGGCTTCGACATTGGCGCGTGAGGCGGACTCGGAGTAGATCGCCCGCGTCTGCCCGAAGGCGGCGATGATTTCCTCGGCGTCCCACTGGCGGGCGTTCATGGCGATGAACTCGCGCGGGGAGAAGCCCGGCTTCTCGAACGACCAATCCTGCCCCATGACCTTGACGCCCTGCTCGCGTAGGCGCTGCGTCCATACGCGGGTCAACTCGCGCCGCTGCTCTTGGGTGGGTTCGCCCTTGGCGTACTTCACAACCACATCGGACGTGCCGCGGTTGACGATCAGTTGCCGCTCAAACTCCTGCCGCTCCTGGGAGGTGGCGATGGCGAGGAAGGCGGACTCAATGCGGCCGGTGCCGTAGTAAAGCGACTGGATTCCGGGCAACCGGAAATGCACAACGTCCTCGATGGGCAGCGCGACTTGCTTGCCAGGTGTGCCATAGAGGTAGCCGCGAATGAAGTCCGTCTCGCTTGGCACGATGCGAATGAGGTTGGAGTTGAGCAGCCAAAGCTCGGATGGCGTCCCCAGGGGGCCCCGCTCGACGTACCAGTAGGCGTCCCCGGTGCAGTCCATCCAGAGTGAGGTTTCCTCGCGGAAGTCGAATCCGTTGCGGAATCCGTTGACCGTCTGCATGAGGTCGAGGAAGGGATGCTCCGTCAACTCGACGGCGTCCTCCGTGACTTCGCCCACCGCCTTACGGATCGTGCGGAAGGGGAAGTTCTTGGGCAGCGTCTCGCCGGTTCCGCGCCGGACATAGAGCCGCAGCACCGCGCCGGCCTGTTCGACAGCGTTCTTGCGAGCGCACGTCCACGCCCAGGATCGGGAGTACTTTGAGACAGCG